AGTCAAGTTCTCCTTTTTTTAAGCGAAGGGATCGAGTATATATTATGTAAAACAAGGATGGATTAACCCTATAAAAAAGTCGGGTATTGCCTTTTGGTTTTGGTTTATGCGACAATCGCAATAGGGTAATTTTGCCCTTTGCAATATATAGGAGATTTTGCAAATATGAGTAAAAATCTAGTGGTATATCGTAAGGTGTATGACTATTCCATCAGGAATATTAAGCAAGTAATCGAGATGAATTTGCAAGGTAATCAGCGATCTATTCGCTTTGGTTTCGGTCATTACAAAAATAAAAAAGCTGAATACTTGGCTTTTGGTAGGTCAATGGCTGAATACATCAGAGATGATGATTATGAAGGGGCTTTGGATCTAATCAATGAATCTTATGTTCGGTGCCAGGGTAGTTGGTCGGATTTTATGAATGAGCATTTTTCTTATCATTTTTTTCATTGTCATGACTGTGAAGCTATTTTTCACGAAGACGAAGAGCACAACGCTTATGATGATTATTCGGTGTGTCAACATTGTGCCGATCATAACTATCGATATTCCGATAGAAATTCTTATTGGGTTCGAGACGATGACGAAGATCACGAAGAGCATGAGCACATTCGGGAATATCACACCAGCTCAGAAAATCTCGGTCACATTCCTAGTCGGTATGACATCAGAAAGCCTAGAGTTCTGCTCGGTTTAGAATTGGAAATGGAAATAAAAGACTCCTATTCAAGGGATGAAAGAGCGGGTGAATTGCTCGACAATCTCGGCTCATATACTGATCCTGAAGGCTTAACCTATGACTACGCTCTATGCGAGCATGACGGAAGTTTAGATCATGGTTTTGAGATGGTCACTTCCTATACTGGCTTAGATGTCCATGCTCAACAACTGAAGTTTTTTGAGGGTGGTTTGCGTGGTGCGATCTCTCACGACTCGGACAACTGCGGACTTCATGTCCATATCTGCAAGGCTGACATGACTACTTTGCATGGTGCAAAAATGATTCTTTTTATCAACGATCAAGCTAATCACAAGCTGGTGAGGGCGATTGCTAGAAGGGATGATAGCGAATATGCCAAGATCAAAAATAAGAAGGATGATACTTACTGGCTCAAGGATGCAGTAGGTTGCGACACGAAAAGGGCTCAACTGCGTTCTCTCAATGCTGATCGATACGAAGCCCTTAATTTTAAAAATACGAATACTGTCGAGTTCAGGCTTTTTAAGGGTTCGCTAGTTTATTCAACAATCATGTCGTGTCTAGAGTTCACCTATGCGACTTGGTTCTTCTGTCGTGAGTCCAGCAATAAAAATCTAACAACTGAGCATTTTTTAAAGTTCATTTGTGCGAATGAGAATCGGGCAGATACTCGTTTCCTGAGAGCATATCTCAAGGCTAAAGGGTTCGATCTTCCCGAAAAGAATACAGTAGTTCAGTTCCCAAAATCTTCCCCTAATCAACTTAAGAAAGTGGCTTAAATCATGTGTTTACTCGTTACTCAATCCTCAACTTCCCCGATCCTCTCCGATGCTTGGCTGGAGGATTTTTACGACTTTAATTCCGATGGGGTTGGGGTCATGTTTGCTAATAATGGCGATCTCGTTATTAAGAAGATCATCCCCAAAACTGCGAAGGAATTTATCCAGTTTTATAGGTCAGATATTCAGGGTCGTGACTGTGCGTTCCATTTGCGGATGCGGACTCATGGCGATATCAATCTCGCTAATTGCCATCCTTACGAAGTTCTTAATCGTGCTGAGCATGGGATCGATCTATGGCTTATGCACAATGGGATTTTATCTACTGGCAATAAGGCTAATGAGAAGATGTCCGATACTTGGCACTATATCAACGACTATCTAAAGCCTATGCTCGCTGGTAATCCTGATTTCGCCTTCCATCCAGCTTTTCAGGCTCTTATTGCTGATCATATCGGGGGATCGAATAAGTTTGTTTTGATGGATAACGAAGGTCGGCAAGTGGTCATCAATCAGGATGCTGGAGTTTACTGGGGTGGCTTGTGGCTATCAAATACCTATGCGTGGAGTGCCAGCAGTTCAGCAAGTAAAAACAAGGTCAATCGTAAAAAGGCTATAAAACAATCTAAAGAGATGCCCGAAGCCCGATCCAGTTATAAGGGTGGCTATATCGGATGGGATGATTATTCCTATGGGGTCGGTTCTTATGGGATATATAAAAAGCCCGATCAAGATGTGGAGGAAGTAGTCGAGATGAATTTAGATGATCTTGATTACATGGGTTTTACTCATGGGGTGACTGTGGGAATGGCTCTCGATTTCGTGGATGAGTTCGGGATTGAGGGATTTTTAGATATTATCGATCAGGTGCTAGACAATCAACTTCCTACTGACTGGTTTAATAAGGTAATGGAGGATCACAAGGTCGCTAGAGAGTGTTTCCCTTATCTTGGGAAGTATGTATCAGAGATATAAAAAATCTGCCCTATACAGGTTTTTTAGCCCCCAGTAATGGGGGTTTTTTTTCGTCTATCGTTTGGAGTCTGGGAGGTAAAAACTTGCCTAAAATCGGGCTTAATTTTTTCCGGGATTCGTTCCAGGGTGTCAGGCTGCAGAGCGAATTTCTTTCCGAATCAGTCTGAAATCGTGGATTGTGGGGTGTGCTTTGGTTCTCGGCTGGATCAATACCCGATATAAATAAATTGGGCGATCTGTTTGCTTGCTCAGTTATGGATAAACCCAAGGGGAATACATAAGAGAAGGAATTGCAGAAGTGCCAGTAATCCCTATACTAGGGTGAATAATCGTTCACAAGGTATTCACTATGCAATTAAAGAGACTGACTAGAAAACAGATCAGAGAGCAGATCGAAGCAACTCCAGTAGAGCAGATACTTCATGTGCCAGTAAGGGCTTTGACAACTAAGCAAAAAGCCTACTGTAAGCAAGTCGCACAAGGTAAGCCCAAGAGTAAAGCGTATCGAGATGCCTATCAATCGGGAGGTAATCCCAAAACAATCGGAGAGCAAGTAAACAGAATGAATGAGAATCCTAGAATCTGCCTAGAGATAGAAGCCCAAAAGAGGGCTATTGAGTTTGAATCAGCTTATTCGGCTAGACAACTGAAGTCTATCGTCATCTCTCAACTGACTAAAGAAGCCCTAAACCCTGAGAGTAAAGCATCTGAGCGTATCAGTGCGTTGAAGGCTCTTGGATCTGTCGCAGAACTGGGCGTATTCGTGGAGCGGAAAGAAATCCGCACTATCAAGGACTCGGCAACTGCTAAGGCAGATCTAATGGATAAGCTAAGACAAGCTATCAAGGATCAATCTAGGACAGTCGATGCCGATGCGATGTCATTACTAGATGAGATCAATTCTCAAGTAGAAATTAAAATTGAGGAGGAGGACACGGCCATGACCCCACCTACTCCCACCCCCCAAGATCAGCCTAGCGTTCACGCTCCTATACTACATACTATTCCACCCAAACAATCCCAAGTTGAGAATGATTCTCAAACAGACGGGGGGGAGGGGTAATTTTTATGTTTACATTCAATAACTTACAACCTATCTATAAACGGTTTATAGATAGAATTAGGGAAATAGGCCCCCTTATGTGTCTAAATAAAAAGGGGTGGGGGGTATGATAATTTCTAAAGAAGAGTTAATGGATAGGATCCTTCTTACGGAGAAGAAGATGATGTATCTGTCTCATACCCTAGAGAAGATGAAGAAAGAGTATGGGGAGTATTCTGTATTTGATGGGGTTGAGTTCTATAAGGCTCTTCCCTATAGGAGTAAAGTCTCCCATAAGCTGTTAGAGTTCGCCCAAAACGGGGAGTATGGAGAGATCTTCTGGTTTAAGGGAAAAGAGGTTCCCAAGGAGATGCTAGAGGGAGAGGGGATTCTAAAGGACTTAGAAGGAAAAAATTGGCGCTGCGGGATTTTAAAAATGGAACCGAATAAGTGCTATAACTGGCACGTTGATACGGATCGTAAGGTAGCCATTAATATGATCCTAGCTCATGGGGTGAGCCACTGCGTCTTTATGACAGGAAATCAAGAGCAAAATTTTGATGTCACAGAACTCGTGTATGAGCCAGATACTTATTATGTTTTAAATACC